ATCATAATTTTCCACAATATCAAGTTGTTTTTCAACCTTGACCATTGAAGACCTTCTTGGTTTCATCACAAGTTTTTTATCTAGTAGTTGAATAGCCATTATCTTGGTCTTTCCTCTATGTTAATTGACGATAATCTACTTCTATGTGCTGTTGCTTTTATAGCATGATTAAATCCAGGATGACCACCGATAAGTTGTGGTTCTGTAACTCCGTTGATTTCCCAATACCAATCATTCCAATCACACACATCACCAGCTTCAGGAAAAAAGTTTAATGAACCACTAGCCAAATTATTTCTCTGAAACATCAAATCTATTGTAGAGTTTGAGTCTGTTCCTACCTCATTAAATTGTTCTACTTCAGGAGCATTATATCGTATCAGACAATTTACCCTAAACCCAACATTAAAATACTTAGTAGTTGATTCACCATATATGTTAGAATTAGTATGTTCTGGTGCTATCTTGTAAATATCAACTGATTGACCGACTATCTCATCAATGAGTTCTTCGTTCATATGGTCAACTAAGTCAATTTCCTTTTGGGAAATAAAAAATGGTCTAGTAGCAGACATATGTTATCCTATGTATATGTGTAGTGGAGCTTTCCCTAACACTTCTTGTTGAGCATTTGCTTCTTCGGCTTCAGCTTTTAACTTTTCAGTTAAAGACACCGAATCTAAAAATTCTTTTAACTCTTCTAAGAGTTGTGTTTTCTCTTCTCTACCCTCTGTTTTTAAGGCGTCACCATCTAATGTTACTTCACCATCAGGTATCGGCATAGAACTATACTTACTTCTGATAATACCCAATAACTCTTTAGCAAGAGCATAAGTATACTTTCTAATCCATTGACGACCAGGTTGATTGATAGAGCTATAGGTAATAAATTTATATGGCACATTAGAAGGATCTGATACCCCACCTTGTAAACCAGCATTAGCATTGTCTGTATTTTTAATATCATCTTTGACATAATACTCGAACCATATTTTTTCTCCTGTATCACCACTTTGTGGTCTAGGAAATATCCTTAAATTGTTATTGTGAATTTCAAAGGAGTAGGCACTCTTTCTGACTATATCAGATGTCTCGATTGCATTAGCCCTAGCCAAATCATATGATATAGGTTTAAGAATAAATGATATTGCTGGTGATACATTACCCATACCAAAATTATCTAGTAATTGAGCTTGGTCAAATGAACCAGCATAAGGATCGTAAAATCTTGATATAGCAGCTGGTTGATGATTAAATACTCTTTGAACTTCAATTCTTTTATTACTTTCACTTACACTAGCCCACACACTCTGTAAATCATAATCTTGTTTTGATGCGGATAAAATTATATACCCCTTTTTCAAGTCAAAGTTTTCACCCATGTTAACAACTTGACCATACTTTTCAGATAATCCAATTGACGCTCCTAGAGATGGAGTTACAGGATTAGCAGAACCTGTACCTAATGATCCTGATATTCTACTCTTTTCACCATATTGTTCCCACATCCAATTTTTTATATTGTAGTTGTTTATGTGTTGTGAATATTCATTTACTGATTCTTCAAAGCAAGCATAAATTGAACTACTTGGTATTTCAAGTTGTAATACAGGAAACCCAAGTCTTTTAGCACACCACTTTGTTACCGAAACAATATCGGTTTGAAATGTACTATCAGTATCATAAGTTCCATATGGCGTTTCACCAGTTGAAAAGGTTGACGGATCAACATAAGCATAATCTAATTTTGGCATCTATAGTTCTCCTTAACTATAAATATATAGTTTATAAAAACAAAAGGGGAAAACCGAAGTCTTCCCCTTTGTTATGTATCAGGTTTATGATATAATTTAAATTAAGTCAAGTGACTTACAATGAATTAAACCATAGAACTCTGGACGAATCATCTTCTTAGCGTAACGAGTCATCACACCTTTTCTTGGAGTAAAATCACTAGGATCGTAAACCAATGGAGTTGTAATTAACGGAACGTATGGTGAATATACAGCACCAGTTTCTAGGAAGTTACTTCCTCTAAATCCAACCAAGATTGAATTTTCAGTCATGTAAGGATTCTTGTAGACAGTATATCTACCAGCAGCTTGACCGACTTTAGAAATACCCATACCAAATTGGTCATTTCCACCGTCACCAGGCTGACTTACATAGCCAGGAAGTGATTCAAGGATAGTAGCAACTTTTGGAGCAACAACTACAAAGTTAGCACCACCACGAAGTGTCAAACGATGAATTTCGTTAGATACTTTTTGAATCTTAGAAACTAGAGTCTGATACCACTCAAATCTAGTACCATAAAAGGTATTAGATACGAAAGCAGTAGTAGCTGAATCATAGTCTTCACCAGCTTTTGCTGACCAGTAATCTTCTGTTTGAGCATCACTAATTAACATATCAAGGATTTCTAAATCAATTTCCATTGAGATATAATCACTTAACATTGATGTTAATTCAGCTTCAGCATCTACAGAATGATAAGCGTTAAGGTCTTGAGCAAGCTCAGGTGACCATACAGCTTTCAACTTACGAGTCTTAGCAACAATTGGTAATGATCTCATTTCCAAGTTAACTTCAGGTATACTTAGTGAATCAGCAGTAGCATCACCAGTTCTATCTTCAAAATCACCTCTGTCACCAGCAGTGTTTTCTACAATGTAGTCAACAGCGAATGATCCAGTAGCGTCATTAGCAGAAGCGTCAACAATAATTTTAATGTTAGAGCCGTCTTCTTTTGAAAACTGAGGTAGTACAGTTCCACTACCAGCATCACTTTCAGTAATATCCCAAGAGCGTAAAGCTGAAAAATCCCCATCAGGAAAATTTGACTTAGCAATTGTTATTACATTTAGCTTTGTTGTTATTGAAGCAGAAACTTCACTATTAAAGTCAATGTCTTTAAGAGTAGCAGTTGCTATAGCAGTACTAGTTGCAGATACAGTTGTTAGGTTAGTTGAATATCCATACCTACCAACTCCGTAAAGTCCACCTTCTCCAAAAGGAGCAACTGAACCGGATGGTGAGTTAGGACCTGTTTTTCCGTGAATTGAATCACCGGAAGTAAATTTACCTTCTGTTTTTCCATACTTGAAATCAAGATAGAAAACTAGTCCAGATGGTAAGTTCATTGGTTGTACAGAAACAAGTTCCTGTGCAACGATGTTTCCAAATACTCGTCTTACTAATGGAAGTGCAACTCCTGACCATTCTTCATCACCTACACCGGCTCCGGCGTTTGGTGAAGTAGTAGAATTCTCAGATATTAACTGACGTGCCTGGTTTTCTAACAATGTAGCCATACCAGAACGTTGCCATTCATTATCCATTCCTTCTAAAAGTCCAGATTGTTCCCACTTAGTAACGAGCTTAGCGGCCTCATCTTTCTGCTTCTTAATAGGTGAAGCTGAAGATAAAAGACCTTCGTTTATATAATCGCTCATTTTATTTTCTCCGAATTAAAGCGGTTTATGATTTAATCAAACCAGCAAGTTTTCTGAAACGGTCTGCAACTTGATTCTCTTCCGAGATAATCTTCTTACTTGGAGCAGTTCCACCAGATTTCTTACTAGCATATGATTCCTTAACAACTTCTTTCTTTTCTTTACCATTGTCTGTATAAGACTCAGCAAGAGTAGAATAGACCAACTTAATTTCACGAGATGTTTGAGCTCTGTCAAATGTCTCTACAATTTTAAGTTTTTGGTCGTTACTTAGTACAAACTCTTTAAAAAGTTTATTTGTATAAAGTAATTTTGCATTAAGGATGTTAACTTCATGAAGCTTGTCTTTTAAAAAGACTACGGCTTCCTTATATTCATTAAGCTCACTCTGTAGCGTATTAACTTGTTCATGAACCTTACCTTTACCTGGATCTTCTTCGTCACCAGCGGAAGGTTGCTTCACACCAGTTCCCGAACCGATACCAGATGAGGTTGATTGTTCATCAACTTCGTCTTTATCTTCATCTTCGTCATCATGTTCAGCTTCTGTTACGACTTCTTCTTCGTTTACAGAATCTTCATCATCAGACTCAGTTTCGTTTAACTCTTCTTCAAGCTCTTTGATTACTGCTTCTAAATCAAGCTCTTCAGACTCATCCATTTCATCTTCTTCGTCTTCGTGCTCATCTTCAGTAACAATAGGGGCATACTTCACACCATCGATTTCAACGATTTCAGACTCATCAACTTCGTCTTTATCTTCATCTTCGTCATCATGTTCAGCTTCTTCAACTTCTTCATCATCGTCTTCTCGTCTTGGTGAATCATGCATACCTTCGTCAGCACTTTCTTCCTCATCATCCTCGTCTTTATCAGCAAAAGGATTCTCATCTTCTTCAATATCTTCTTCAGCTAACTTAGCAGACAACATTGATTTTAGATGTGGAGTAAAGGCTTCTTCAAGAGCCATCTTAGCGTTTTGCAGAGCAGTTTCACGAACAGCTTTAGCATCAGCGATAGCTTCTTTTAATAAATCAGACATATTATGTCTCCCATACTATTTGTATTGGAATAAAGTTATTCTGGAACTTTAATTAGATTAATTTTTTTAGACTCTGTAAGACCACAGAGTATTGAGGTTACATATAAGTATATAGAAAAATATAAAAACTAATCGTTTAACTTGAGAGATTTTATCTTTATCATTCTTTGCTTTCTTTTCTCTCGTCTAGCAGCAGATGGTTTTTGATAAAATTCTCTTTCTCTAAGTTCTTTTAACATATTAGAGTTTTTGACTCTTCTTTTAAATTCTGAAAGAGCTCTCTCGATACTTTTACCTGTTGCATCTACATAAAGTAATGTAGAACCTTTATTTTTTGATTTCTTTTGTTTCTTAAACATGTTAGAACCTTTGTTGTTATTCTTCATCATCTTCTTCTATTAGTTGAGCTTCAGATAAACATCCTCTAGCAACTGCTGTATGAGCATCTTCTATATGAATGATTTCTGAAATAGGTATTGGAAAATCATCTTGGTCAAACTGTTCATTAAACACATCCAAGAATCCTTTTACTAAAGAAGTTCCACCACCGATAACGATAGGAACTGCTTCAGGAAAGTTAGGAACATTTTCAACACCCTCAAACTGAACCTTTAAGTTAGTTAAAAGATAATTAATTAGGGCACCGTAATAAGAACGGATAGCAATAAGAACATTAGCCTCATCCGTTTCTTCTTCATAAATATTTTGATAAGTAGCAGAAGATAAATCAAGTGTAGTTGATGTTTCTTTAATGTTAGTTACTTTAGCTTTTGATACTCCTGTATCCATAGCTACATTTTCATCTACCCAATCTCCACCACGACTTACACTAAAAGATAGGGCAGTCATCCCTTGATACATAACTGCTATGTTACACATACCAGCACCCATCGAGATGGCTACTCCTGTTAGTTGAGTATCAACCAAACCTTCATAACCAATAGCAACTGCCTCTTCTATCTTTTTTACGTTATATCCGTATTGTTCTATTATCGTTCTCAATACATCTTCGTGATATGACACTTCCCTTTTAACATCAATAGGTTTAGATGGAATACAATAAACACATGTTTCCCCATCCACAGCGTCACCCAACAACTCTCCGATTATGGCGTTTAGAACTGGTAAGGCATCTTTCTCTGTAGGATTTAATAGACCACTTTTCATCGGTCTTTTAAGTTCGGCTGTTGAGAATATTTGAGCATAGTTGAAAGCATGTTGTCCAACTATATGAACTTTACCTGCTTTCTCTACGAAAGGAATTCCTTGTCGTTTTAACATTCTCTTGACTTGGTTCACCTCCCCATCGACAGTTAAGAATGCATTTCTTTGTTTTTTTACTAGCTCTTCTGTAGCAGCAATATAGAATGATGTACCACAATCTAAACCTTTTGCCATATCTAACCTCTTCTAAGTTGTTTAAGTTTTTCTTTCTGAGTTACTACTTTACCTTTTATTACTTCATCTGATTTAATAGACGAGTTTGTAGGTTTTTGTAGCATTATATTTTTTTTTGTTTTAATTTCGATGTGTCCAACTTTTTTCTGTTTTGGTAACTCGACTTCAACAGCTTTTGGTGTTGTCCTATTCGTAAAAACCTCTTTCGTCTTTTTCTTTTTATCATCTCTGTAAAATAACCTTAATAGTATTCCTATAATAAAACCGATTTGCCATAATGTCAAAGAGACATAAATAAATGTATTACTTATCTCCATTCTTGACAGCTTTAGTAATAGCATCTCTTCTTTTCTTTAGATATCTATCACTATCATCAGTATCACCATCGTTGTCAACATCATCATCTTCTTTACCGACTGGATCTAAACCCTCGTCAATATCATAGTAACGATTTAAAATATTTCCCATGTCTTCGTAAAGAGCAGAAAGTCGTTGATTAGTGGCATTTGCCTCAACAGCAGTCTTTTTAAACTGACCTGTCAATCCCTTGAGTTCTTTCATATTTCTCTTTACACTAACATTATCAAACCAATCGTCACTTTCACCAAGAATGTGATTTTGAGCAGATTCAGCCATTTGAACAAGTTGTTTAGCAGTTTCTAAAATATTATTGTTATGATAAATTTGTTTACCAACTGTTTGGTAAGACTTAACTGCTTCTATCACTTCATATTTATTTACTCTTGGTTTCTCATCAGCCATAATTCCTATGTCTTCGATTAAACCCATTAATTTAATATTTTTCATTCCAACTCCCTCATTCTGAGCTAACTTGTTTGTAATTTTTTCTTTAATATATTTGTCTGCCAAATGTTTTTCTCTACCGTATTTGGCTTGACTCCACTTTTTCTGTAGAGACATCGGTAAATCTGTTTCACTTAAACCATTGTTGATAAATGAAGCAACTCTTCTAGCATCAACACCTGGTATTTTCCTATAACGGAACTCTTCTAACTTTTTTAACCAAGAACGAACTTCCCTTACGGTTACTCGTTTGTTGACACTTTCATCAACCCTCTTGTATTTCTTTCCGTTAAATTTAATTTCGTCTTTCATATTAATAAATATTAAGTTCTTAACTTTCCCTTAGGCATATATCGTCTAAATCCTTTACGAACTTTTCTCCATAACATCTTCATAAAAGGTCTTTCACCCTCATGTGTTCTGTTCATAGGTCCAAATTCTATTCCTCTTTGTATATCTAGGGCATCATATCGTCCACCCTTAACACCATCCATCATTATTTTAATGACTTGTTGTGAAGCCTTACCTAAATGATTTGACATTTTTTTAATATCAGCATCAATATGTAATTTAGCTTCTGGATTACTATACTTTGATGGTGTATCTAAATCTTCTGTTACTTCGTCATTTATATTATGAGTTAAATAATCTTTTACTGAATTCATGTAGTCAGCAGACTTTGTAATTTTTGCTTCTAACCACTCAGGTAAATCCATATCATCTTTAATCATATCAGAAACATCTTTTGAGTCACTAGCACACTCCATAGCATCGTGTTTAGCCATCTTACCTTCTTTATGACTATCTTCCTTTAATAAATCTTTTAACTTAATCACGATTTTTTCTCTCAAAGTCTTTAAGTTTTACCTTAAACTCTATAATATGTTTTTTGTAAAGCGAAGCAATTTCTAAAGATTCTTTCTTTAATCCATCTTTTCCTAAATCTTTTATAAGTTGTTTAACATTTTTTTCTAACCTATCAAGGTTGTTATTTACATTATCAAAGTATCCTCTAAAATAGTTAGGTATTCCTTCATTTAAAAAATCTTTTAACTTAATCATGTTTTAATTCCAGCTTTTTTTAATTTAGCATGAAGTCCTAACATC